AAGGACCCGCCGCTATTTTCGTTCTCTCCCCCGGGGCGCCGGGCCCGACCGGCATAATCAACGATCTGGTGGGATGAGGCGTGACGCGGCGCAATCGGGGGCAGCCGTCCCTGCCGGGGGTGGGGGGGGCAGGCGGTACGGCCCGGGTCCGCCGCTACGTCGACCGTCAGCTACGCGCCCAGCGCGCGCTGGGGCAGCTGGAGCCCGTGGACGACGGGTTGATCGGGGTGGCGATGACGATGGCCGACGTCATCGACGCCGAAGTATCCGCCCGGGACCGTTCAGCGTTCGTGATCCTGACGGGGTGCGCGAAGCTGGTCCCGGTGCTGCTGCAGCTGCGCGGGGACGTCGCGGATGATGGTTCAGCCGGCGCCGACGTCGAACTGGCCGCGCTCGCGGCCGCGTTTCGCGACGCCCCGGGACCCTGACCGCCCGTCGATCGGCGCGACCACCCTGGCGCACCTGCTGCGCCTGCGCCGCGCCCTGCCCTACGGCTGGCAGTCCGACGTGGCATGGACTGCGGGCGAGCTCGCGGACGACGGCGCCGGGTTCCGCTACCCGATCGTCGTGCTGTCCGTGCCGCGCCGGGCGGGGAAGACGACCGTCGTGCTCGCCGCGAACCTCGACCGCATGGATCTGACCGGCGACGCCCGCTGCTGGTACACGGCGCAGGACCGCGAGCATGCGGCGAAACTGTTCCGCGACGAATGGTCCCCGATGCTGACCCCGCTGTCACGCCTCTACCGGCTGCGCCGCTCCCAGGGATCCGAAGGCGTCCACAAACGGCGCGGGTCGAGCTCGCTGCAGCTGTTCGCGCCGAAGGCGGAAGCACTCCACGGGACGAACGTGGACACGGCGACCGTGGACGAGGCGTGGACGTTCGACATCGACCAGGGGGAAGGGATCGAGTCGGGGATCACCCCGGCGCAACTGACCCGGCCGTGGCGGCAGACCTGGATCGTGTCCGCGGGGGGGACGATCGAGTCGACGTGGTGGGATCGTTGGCTGACCGCGGGGCGCACCCTGCCGGGGGTGGCGATGTTCGACTACGGCGCCGATCCGACCGACCCCGGCTATGACCCGGCCGACCCCGCCGTATGGGCGGCCGCGCACCCCACGGCCGGGGTGGCGTTCCCGATCCGTGTGCTGGAGCAGGAATGGGCGCGCCGCCAATCGGACGCCGAGTTTGAGCGGTCGTACCTGAACGTGTGGCCGCGCCCGTCCGACGCCGCCGCCGCGTCGGGGATCGACCTCGCGGCGTGGCGCGCGTCCGCACACCCTGGGGCTACGGTGTCACCTGCTACCGCGATCGCTTTCGACGTGGCCGCCGACCGTTCGTCAGCCAGCCTGGCGATCGCCGCCGACCGCGACGGGACCGTCACGGTCGACGTCGTCGATGCCCGGCCGGGGGTGGCATGGTTGCCCGCCGCCGTCAGCGCCGCCCGGGCCGCGCATCGCGGCGCCCGCCTGGTCGCGGATTCGATCGTCGCCGCGTCGACGGTGCAGACCCTGGCCAGAACCCGGGTCACGGTCGAACCGGTCGGCGCGGCGGATCACGCGCGGGCGTGTGGGACGTTCATCGACCGGTTGGGCGCCGGCCGGTTGCAGCATCGGGCGCAGCCGGCGCTGGATGATGCCGTGCTCGGCGCGCGCCGCCGTCCGCTCGGGGACGCCTGGTTGTGGGCGCGGACCCGGTCGCAGTCCGACATCAGTCCGCTGGTCGCGGCGACCCTGGCCGTGTGGGCGGCGATCGGCCGGCGCCCGACCGGCCGCCCAGCCATTCAGATCCCCGCCACGGTTTCCCCGCCCCCGGGACACCCGCGACGCCGTTTGACGCCGCTCCGGGCAAATCCGGGGGCAATGCGTTGATGTTATTGCCCGGTCTACGCGTGCAATCGGGGCATGGCTGGAGCAACCCCCCCCAACCCTGACGAGGACCTAGACGAGCTCAACGCTCGCATCGCGAAGGAAGGCGCCGACGCGACGACCGCGGGCGCCCGCGACAAGGCGGCCGGCAAGAAGTCCGGCCGTGGGTCGTCTGACTGATTTCCTGCTCTACGGCCCCGCGGTCACCCGACCCCCTGCCGTTCCTGATCGGGTGACCGCGGCGGCCGGCCGGGTCACGGTCGCCGGCCCGGCGAGGCATGCGAACGTCCCGTTCGGGTTCGGGCCGCCGCTGGAACCGTTCGTCTTCCCCGACACCGGGATGCTGGACCGGACCGCGGCGATGCAACTGCCGACGATCGGCCGGGCCCGCAACCTGATCGTCTCCGCCGTGTCCGCCCTGCCGTTCACGTTCTGGCAGGTCAACACGAACACCGTCCCCAGCGTGGAACGCAGGATTCCGGCGCCCGGCTGGCACGACCGTCCCGACCCGGCCTACACCCGTCAATGGTTGCTCGGCTGGACGGCGGACGACCTGCTGTTCGACGGCTGCGCCTACTGGCTGGTCACCGACCGGTACCGCTCGACCGGGTTCCCGTCGACGTTCTCGCGGATCATCCCCGGCAACCTGGAGGTACGCGCGGACGGCACCGTCATCGTGACCGACGACGACGGCCGGCGCGCCCCCGTGGACCCGCGCGACGTCGTGGAGTTCCATTCGCCGCAACCGGGGCTGCTCGCGTTCGGCGCCCGCGCCATTTCGATCGCCTGGCAGCTGGACGAAGCAGCCGACCGGTTCGCCGCCACCGACGTCCCCGCCGGCTGGCTGGAGGAACAGGAAGGCGCCGAAGACATGTCGGCCGACGACCTGGACGCCCTCGCCCAGCGGTTCACCTACGCCCGGTCGATGAACACGATCGCCGCCGTGAACAAATATGTTCGCTACCGGGAGGCGTCGCACGACCCGTCCGCCATGCAGATCGTGGACGGCCGCCAGTACCAGGCGCTGGAGCTCGCCCGCCTGGCGAACGTCCCCGCCTACCTGGTCGGCGCCCCCGCGGGTACCGGGATGACCTACCAGAACGCCCTGCAGGCGAAATCGGACCTGATCGATTTCGGGGCTGCGCCGATCATCGGCTGCATCGAACAGACCCTGTCCGGCCCGAAGGTGACCCCCCGCGGGCAGGTGGTGCGCCTGGATCAGAACGCCTGGCTGCGCAACCCGTTCACCACGGCCGCGGTGGCCGAACCGTCCCCCAACGATCTGCAGGTGGCCGACCCTGCCACCCCCCCACCCGCGCCCGTGCTGGAGGTTCCGCAATGATCCACGCGACCTGGCCGGGCTCCCCCGTGGTGGCCGGCGCCGACGAGCAGGGGGGTCGGACGATCACCGGGACCGCGGTCCCGTGGGACGTGCCGGGGCTGGTGTCCGATGGCCGAACCGTCATCTTCCACGCCGGCTCGCTCGACGCCGGCCGCCGCCCGGTCGCGCTGCGCGACCATGACCGAACCCGGCCGATCGGGGTCGTCGCCGCTGCTGACGACGACGGCCGAACCTTGACCGCCGCGGTCAAGGTGTCCCGATTCCCCGCGGGGGATGAGGCGTTGATCCTCGCCGCGGACGGAGCCCTACCGGCTTTCTCAGTGGGCGCGGAGCCCACCGAGTGGACCTACGACGACGCCGGCACGTTGCACGTCCACGCCGCCGATTGGCAGGAACTGTCCCTGCTGACGATCGGCGCCTACCCCGACGCCCGGGTAACCGGTGTCACCGCTGGAGGAACCATGACCATGACCGAACCCGCCCTGTCCGACGCCCCGGACGAGCCCGACACCCCGCCGCCCGATGACGACGACGACGAGACCCCGGACGCCCCGCCCGTGGAGGCGTCCGCCCGGCTGGTCACCGTCCAGGCGGCTCGCACCCGTGGCGGAACGCATCCGTTCGCGACGGTCGGGCTGCGCCAGATGTCGGGGATCATCCACGCCGCCGCGATGGGCGACCCCGCCGCCGCCCGGCTGATGCGTCAAATCCAGGCGTCCCCGAACGCCCGGCTCGCGTCCACGGTTGAGGCGGCGCTGACGAACGTCACCCTGGTCGGCGCCGACAACGTCAACGCCCTGCAACGCCCCGGCTACCAGGCGGAACTGATCGACATCGTCACCCGTGGCGCCCCCGTCGTGGAAGCACTCCGCCAGGGTGATCTGCAACGCGGCGACTACCCGAACAAGACGTTCAATAAGTGGACGAAAACCCCGCAGGTGGCGCTGCAATCCGCTGAAAAGACGGCGATCAACACGACCGCGGTGGCGATCACCCCGGCGAACGTCCCCGTGCAGACGTGGGCGACCGGCAACGACATCTCTCAGCAGCTGCTCGATTTCGGCGCCCCGTCGTTCGTGGAGGACTACGTCCGGGCCGCCGCCGTCGACTACGCCGAGACGATCGACACGTACGCGGTGACGGCGCTGCTCGCCGCCGCCACCGCGGTGACGACCCTGGCCGGCGACTCGTTCATCCAGGTCATGACGAAACTGCTGACGGCGCTGGTGCCGACGTCGGTCCCGGATGGGCAGATGTTCCTGGCCGTGTCGTGGGACGTCGGGATTGGCATCGCCGGGATCACCGATTCCGGCCGCCCCGCGTTCTGGGACGGCTCGATTTCGTTCGGGTCGTACATGCCGACCGCGACGGTCGGCGGACTGTCGATCATCGTGGACGTCAACCTGCCCGCGAAGACCTATCTGCTCGGGGTGCGCGGTGGCGCCACCTGGTACGACCTGCCCGGTGTCCCGTACACGTTGAAAGCTGTCAACGTCGGGCTGCTCGGACTCGACGTCGGGGTGTTCGGATACGGCGCGCTCGGGGTTCAGTACCCCGCGGCGTTCGTGAAGACGACGCAGCCGTGACCGCCTGGGCGCCGCCGGCAGTCGTGCGCGACATGCTGGGCCCGGCCGCGCCCCCCCCGACCGACCCGACCCTGATCCTCGTTTGCGGCGCCGCGGAAGTCGCCGCCCGCCGCAAACGGGCCGCCGCCGGCTACCTGGATGACCCGGTCGCAGACCCCGGCCCGGACGTCACCTACGGGACGTCGCTGTGGGCCGTCGCGCTCTGGCGTGAACGGGGCAGCACGGACGGCTACGCCTCGTTTGAAGACTCCAGCGGGTTCGCGATGACCGGGGGCAGCTGGCCGCAGATCAAGAAGCTGCTGGGCATCCCCCGCGCCGCCGTCGACGCCCCGGCCGGCGACGTCGTCAACCCGTTACGGCGCCGGTTCGTCAGGTGGGGTCCGTGAGCTCCGCCAACGATCACCGCCAGACGTTGTGGGGGAAGGTCGCCGGGACCGGGCTGCCGGCGACGACCGACCCCCGCGCCGTTCCCCCGTTCGTGCTCGTCGGGGAACCGTCCTACGACGAGGCGGTAGGCGTCGGGGGGTGGCGTTGCACGTTCCCCGTTCACGTCGTCGCGCCGCCGCCGTCCGATGACGCCGCGCTCGCCTGGCGGCTGGAAGCGGTCGAAGCGGTCTACGGCGCGTGCGGTTTCGCGCCCGCCTACCCCGACGTCTACGGCACGACCGACCTGCCCGCGTACCTGATCCGGTACACGGCCGACATCCCCAACCCCGCCTGCTGAACCCCGGAGGACCCCCCTATGCCCCGCCAGACGATCATCATGAACGCCCCGAAGCTGAAAGTCGCCACGTCGCAGGCTGGGCTGACAACCGGCACCGTCGTGGAATGTCAGGTGACCCGGGCCGTCGTCACCCCGACGAGCAACTATCAGACGATCCCCCCGACCGGCTGCGCCCCCCCGACGCAGGCGCCCGGGTTGACGTCGTGGTCCCTGCAAATCGATTTCCTGCAGGACTGGGCGGGGTCCGCGGTGCTGTCGCTGTCACAGTTCCTGTTCACGAACGACGGGAAGTCGGCATGGTTCGAGCTCACGCCCGACGTCGCGGTAGCCACGACGAAGATTGTCGGGAACGGGTACGCGTCGGCGGCGGAGTACGGCGGCGATTTCGGCTCCGGCGCCCCGTGCACGGCGACCTCGACGTGGCCGATGCTGGCCGCGCCGACGATCACCCTGCCCGCCCTGTTCATGGCCGACGAACAGTCCGCCGACGACGAGCAGCCGGCCGACGAACCGGCCGGGGAGCCCGTCCCCGCGTGAGCGCGGGCGCCAACCTGCACCGTCTGTCCGCCGACGTCGCGAAGCTGCCCCGCACGGCGATGATCGACGTGGCGAAGGCGGCGAAGAAGGTCGTCGTGGAACGCGGCCGGGCGATCGCCGGGGGTGACGGCATGCGCGGCAAGAAGCGGCGCGGGCTGCCGTTGAAGGCGCGCGACACCATCCGCACGTCCGGCACCGTCACCACCTGCCGCGTGCAGGGCAGCGTGCCGGGGTGGGTTTGGGCGAACAGCGGCACCGGCGCCCACGCCATCCGCCGCCGCAAGAAAGGCCCGATGCGCAAGATGACGGTGCACCACCCCGGCACGCACGGCACCGGGGTCTGGTCCCGCGTCGTGGCGGACATCGGGGCTGACATGGTCGACGTGTACGCCCGGCGCTGGTCCCGGCTGATCGGCTGACCGATGGCGAAGAACGAGCAGGTTCGCGTCGACCTGGTCGCGGAGGACAACGCGTCGAAGACGATCGACGCCGTCGCGAAGAAGGTCGACAAGCTGGAAGGCGCCGGGGCGACGATCGAAGTCGACGCCGACACCAAAGGCGTTGAGCGCGACATGTCGGCGCTGCTGTCGAAGGTGGACAAGCTGACCGCCGAACCGGCGATGCTGCTGCTTGCCACGAACGCGGCGGACATCACGAAACAGATCGGGGGTCTGCTGGTCGACATCGACCGGCTGGACGCGTCCGATCCGACCGTCGACGTCAAGGCGGAGCAGGTGAACGCGCTGACCGCGGACCTGGAGACGTTGCAGGCGAAGGCGCGCGAGCTCGACGCCCAGCAGGTTGACATCAAGGTTGACACGTCGGGCGCGGTCGGCGGCATCGACCGGCTGCGCGACTCGTCCGATCAGACCCGGTCAGTCATGGCGAACATGGCCGGCAACGCCGCGCAGGATTTGGGGGAAGTCGGCGGGGTCGCCGGTACCGCGGGGGTGGCGATCGGGCAGCTGGCGGAGTACGCCACCGAAGGCAACATCGGGTTGAAGAACCTGGTCGGGCTGGCCGGGCCGATGGTCGCGCTCGGGGTCGCGACGAAAGCCGTCAGTACCTACATGGAGGGGATCAACGCGGAACGTGCGTTCCGGGCGGAGCTCGTCAAAGAGTTCACGTCCGCGATGCGTGACGCGTCCACGGTCGCAGAGGACATGCTGGACACGTTGCGCGAAACGGGCGACCTGGAGTTCTCCGCGGGGGGTGCCGGGTTTCTCGGGTTCGGCCGGCAGGCGGAATCGATCCTTCCGATCATCGACCGGTTGAAACTGGAGTGGGGTGTCTTCCAGGGGGATCTGGCCGACCCGGCCGCGGTCAGCAACCTGGAGTATCTGATCACGCAACTGGAACTGTCCGGGGATGTCACGTCGCAGCAGCTGGGCGACTGGAACGCCTACAAAGACATCATCGAGCAGTACGGCGGCGCCGCCCGGGAGGCGGCCGCCATCGATGAGATCCGGGCCCGCGTGCTCGACGAGGCAGGCGGCTCCGCGACGGACGCCGCGCTCGCGACGGCGCAACACAAGCAGCATCTGGACGAGGCGTCGGAAGCATCCCTAGCGTACGAGGCGACGACGGTCGACGCGTCCGCGGCGACCGACGACCTCGCGGAATCGGCGCGGGAGGCGCTCGACGTCGAACAGCTGCGCGTCGACGCGCTCAATGCGATCGTGGACGCCTTGCTCGCGCAGGTTGGGGGGGCGGCGGATCTGGCCGGCGCGAACCGGGACTATGCGGAGTCGGAACGGGAAGCGGCCGACGCCCGACAGGCGACGATCGACGCCGTCAACGAACATGGCGCCGCGTCCCGCGAGGCGGCCGACGCCGCGACGGCGGAAGCCGACGCGATCATCGCCAGTGCGGACGCCGCGTTAGGGCAGTACGAGGCGATGACGATGGCGGCGGGGGCGACGGCGACGGCGACGGGGAAGCTGGATCAGCAGAACCGGACGCTGATCGACCAGGCGACGAAAGCCACCCCGCAAGCCAGGCGTCAGATCGTGGACTACATCGGGGATCTGAACGGCATCCCCGAAGAGGAACGGACCGACATCTTGACGCTGCTCGACCAGGGGAAGGTGGCGGAAGCGGAAGCGCGGATCAACCAGACGTCGCGGACGCGTAAGACGACGATCAACGCCGACGCGAACACGTCGCAGGCGGAGTCCGACCTGAACCACGCCGCCCGGGACCGCACCGCCCGCGTCAGCCTGCTGGTCGCAAACCGCAACATCATGGCGCAGCTGGGGAACAACGCCCCGATCCTGAACATGCTGCCCCCTGGCGGGGAAACCCCGGCGCCGCCGGTCGCGACCCCGGTCATCAACGTCACGCAGTACGTGCCGCGCGGCTGGCGCGGCGACGCGCTGGCGCAGGCGACGTCCGCCGCCCGCCGCTCCGGCGGTCTGTACCGGCACGTCCGAAGGTGACCCTGTGCGTGCCGGCGACCTGCCCGTCCCCCTGACGGCACCCCACACGATCCCCCCGACCGCGCCGATCGCGAAATGGCCGGTCGGGCTGCACGTCGCGCTGGAGCAGCTGCCCCGCTCCGCGTACACGTGGGATGACGCGACGACGGGGACGTGGGACGGCGCCGGGTTCGTCTGGGACGCCCCGTTCACCGCCGCCGACCACCTGGACGTCACCTGCGATTTCACCGCGCTGGACATCGACGGCGGCGAACCCGACGAGCTCAACCTGTACCCCCCGGTGTCCGCCACCCTGTCGCTGGTCAACCCGGACGGTGTCTACACGCCGTGGACGTCGGACGGCCGGCTCGTCTACTGGGCGCCCGGCAAACGGCTGTCGGTGTGGACCGACACCCCCGACCCGGCCGGCGCCTGGCGGATCATCCTGCCGGGGGTGGCCGGTCACTACCTGCGCGCCGCCGTCCCCGTACCGCTCGCCGCCGAAGGCGCCGCCCTGGAAGTGGTCGCCCGCGTCCAAACCGACTGGTACGCCCCGATCAGCACGGCCGACGTCGCGCAAGGGTTCGTGTTCTCCGCCGGCCGGTTCGGGCTGCGCCGCTATCAGTCCGGGACCACGTTTTTCGTCAACCTGTACTGGTATCCGCCGGCCGGGGGGACGCCCAGTCTGACGGGCGCGTACTCCGCCGGCTGGTTGCCGATCGATCGGCCGATCTGGATACGGGGCAGCACCGCGGTCACCCCGGGCGGCACGAACCGGGTCGAATACAACCTGGCCGACACCGCGACCGAACCGGCGACCGGTTGGGTCACCCTGGGCACGAACACCGCGTTCGATCCGCGCACCACGAAACTGGATCAACTGATCGTGCTCGGCGCCGACACCGGCAACGCGTCGACGCGGACGGCGCCCTGCCGGATCGCCCGGGCCGTCGTCCGATCCGGAGGGTTCCGCGTGTTCGACGTGGGGGAAGCGGACCTGACCGGCGACGTCGCCCACAACGGAACGTTTCGGGCGGCGACCGGGCAGACCGTGACCGTGCTCGACCCGTCCGGGCGCGACCTGATCCGCCCCGCCCCGCCGACGTTGACATGGCAGATCTGGACGCCCGGCACGGTCGGCAACTGGCTGTCGGTCCCCGACGCCCCCGCCCTGAACCTGACCGGCGACATCGACATCCGGGTTCGTCTGGCACCCGACCGCTGGAGCTCGGGCGCGATCCGCTGTCTGGCAAGCAAAGACATCATTCCCGGTCAGTCGGCGCCCCGGTCGTGGATCCTGCGCCTGGACACCACCGGGAAAATCAACCTGCTTGTCTCCACGTCGGGGGTCGGGCACATCGCCGGGACGTCGACCGCGGGCCCGGCACTCGCGGACGGCGCCGCAGCGTGGATCCGCGCCGTGCGCAGCGCGACGTCGGGGCTGATGGCTTTCTACTGGGCGGCCGACAGCGCCGGGGAACCGGCGACGTGGACCGCGGTCGGTACCGCGTCGCCCGGTACCGGGGCGCTGACGAACGGCGCCTGGCCGGTCACGATCGGCGCCCGTCAGGACGGCGCGTCGGAACCGTTCGCCGGGCGCATCCAGCGGATCATCATTCGCGACGCCGCAACCAACGTCATCGTCGCCGACGTCGGGGAATCCGACCTGACCGGCGACGTCGACAACGCCGGCACGTTCACGGCCCGGGTCGGGGGTGGGGTCACGGTCCGCCAGGCGGCCGGGGTCGACGTCATCCGGCCGGGCCCGACCATCCCCGCCCCCGCCGCCGTTCAGAACTGGTTGTTCTCCGGTCGGGTCGCCGGTTGGGAACGCGGCGCTGACGGCGCGGTCACGGTCACCGCGTACGACGGGCTGGCGGAGCTCGCGCAGGACATGCCCCGCGACTGGATCGTGGGCACCGCGGGGCAGACCCCGCTGGCCCGTATCGGGTCGATCGCGTTCGCCGCCGGTTACGCCGACCCGATCGGCGGCGACGACGGCCGGACGACCCTGGCCGCGCCGACGTCGACCAACTCGGCGCTGGAGGAAATCCAGGTGTCCGCCCTGTCGGACGGCGGACTGTTCTACGGCGACGTCGACGGGGAGCTCGTCTACCGGGACCGCTGGTGGCGGCAGGGTAGGGCGGACCAACCGAAGGTTTGGCAGGTGTCCGACAACGTGTGCGACGCCGGGGTGATCGGCTGGGACGTGGAAGCGGCCGCCGACGACGCCGGTCTGGCGACGTTCGTGGAGCTCGTCAACGCGGCCGGGCTCCGGGCGATCGCCCGGGCCGATTCCTACTGGACGAACGCCCGGTACCGGCTGACCCACCCCGACCCTGACCTATGGCAGACACAGGCGCAGGGTGACGAGCTCGCCGCCTACCTGATTTCGCAGCAGTCGGTCCCGGCGATGTCGGTCGGCGCGTTCACCCTGTACCTGTCCGACCCCAACCAACCCGACCTTTGGGAGTTCGCGACGACGACGAGGCGCGGCGACGTCGTCAACGTCGTCCACGACTACCTGGACACGTCCGGTCTGGACGCCCGGCTCGACCTGTTCGCGATCGTCACCGCGGTCGACCACAACATCCTGCCGGACGGCTGGACGACGACCGTGCGCCTGTCCCGCTCGATCGACGCCGTACCGCTGGAACGCTGGGACGTGACCGGGTTCACGTGGGATCAACCCGACCGTCGAAACCTTTGGAGGTTCTAGCTATGGCCGTGAACATCGGGCCCGTCGACCAGGTTCCCGCGGCCGGCGACCCCATCCGCTCCGCCTGGGCGAACGACATCAGCAACCTGGTCGCCGCCGACTGGACGACCGCCGGGGTGTCCCGGGCGGCGACGTCGCTGACGTTCACCGGGGGAACGACGACGACGGTCACGTGGGCGACGACGCTCGGGGACACGTCCGGCTACATCACGGACGGGACGACGTTCACGATCCCGGCCGGCATGCAGGGCATCTATTCGATCATGTCGACGTTCAAGCTGACCACCGCGACGACCGGCATCGCCCACGTCGTGACGACCGTGGCCGGCACCATCTTCGGCGCCGCGGCGTCGCCGGCCGGAATCACCGATTTCACGTCGACGATCGTCATGCCGCTGGGCGCCGGGCAGACCGTCCGCGTCGGGCTCTACAACGGCGGGGTCGACAAGCTGGGCGCCTGCGAGTTCCGCATGTACCGCCTGCAAGGCAGCTATGTCTGACCCCCGCGTCTACTTCGGGGACGACGAACCCGAAGACTGGTGGCACCCCGGCGACGACCCCGCGGAGCTCACCCGCAACCTGCGCGCCCGGCTGGTACTGCTCGACGCCGGACCCGCCACCGGGTCGTATCCGGCGATGGATGCCCGGCTCGCGGCGTGGACGACCGACCGGGCCGCGGATGCCACCCCCCGGCAACTGGTCCGCGCCCTGCAGCTGGCCGTGGATCTGCGCTGGCTGCGCGACCGGCTGGGGACGACCTGATGGCCGGCCGCTACCTGGTCGAACTGGGCGAAGTGTTCCGCGGGGTCGGGCTGCACGTCGTGGAGTACGACGGCTGGCAGACCCGGGCGCGGAGCTCGGGCGGGTTCGCCGCCGGCCGGCCGTGGTGCGTGGCGTGGCATCACACCGCGTCGGACGGGCCCGCGTCCGATGACGCCTACTACATGTGTCACGTGTCGGACGGCCGTCCCGTCGCGAACGTGACGATCGAACGTGACGGCACCGTCTGGCTGCTCGCAGCCGGCGCGTCGAACACGAACGGTAAGGGCAAGGCGTTGACGTTCACCAAAGGTCAGATGCCGGCCGACAGCGCGAACACGTACGCGTTCGGGGTGGAGATCATCAACCCCGGGACCGGGTCGATGTCGTTCCCCGCCGCCCAGGTGGACGCCTGTTTCAAGGTGTCGAACGCCGTCAACGCCCTGCTCGGCAACCATCCGGGCGACGTCTTCACGCATCAGCTGTACGCCCCCGACCGCAAGGTTGACCCGGCGACGAACACCGCGGTTCAGGGTGGTTGGCGGCCGGCCGCGGTGACGAGCTCGGGGACGTGGTCGACCCCCGACGTCGCCGCCGAATGCATCCGCCGTGCGAGCTCGAGCCCGACCCCCGAACCTGAACCCCCGGCGCCGCCGCCGCCACCCTGGGAGGAACCAACCATGCTCTGGATCGCGAAGGATGACACCCCGGTAGGCATCGTGTGGATCGGGGACAACATCACGCGCCGCCCGCTGTACGACATGGCCGTGCTGAACACGTTCTTCGATCAGCACGCCCGGGGTGGACCCCCCGTCTACTCGCCCACCTATGCCACCGCGCCCGGGCCCGTGACCACGGCCGACGACGTGCCGGCCGTCCCGTTCACCACCCTGGAATGGATGGGCGAACCCGTCGATGACGACTAGGCGCGGCGCCTGGTCGTGGCCGGGCGCGGTCGTGCTGGTGCTCGCGGTCTGTCTCGGGGGTGGCTGGGCGACGGCGCTGGTCATGTCCGCCAGCGCGCGGACGCCGCCGATCACTGACACCGTCGCGGACCTGCTGTCCGCCGTGGGCGGGGTGCTCGCCGGAGGCATCGCCGCCTACCTGGGGGGTCAGATCGCGCAGCGCCGGCACCGGGATGACACCCCCCAAAACGTCAGCGACGAAAATCCCCAGGATGTCCCCTTGTAGCTCACAAGGGTGCGGTTGCATGATCCATGCACGGGGACCGGTTAGGGCCCCCTTGCCGCGCCAGGGTGGCAGGTTGACATAACGCGGGCCCGTGACGTGGGGAACGCGCTATGTGCCAGGGGTTTCGTAACCAAAGTTATGGGCGGTTGACACCGGTTCAGCCGCCGGACGCGGGATCGGGGTGGTCGACGTGCACCCCGGTCCCGCGTCTACGGTGCTGGTTGAACAGGCGTTACGAGCGCCTGCCCTGGCCGACGTGCCGGGGAACTAGTGGGACCCGGCCGGGCCGTTGGGCTCGACCGTATCTGAATGGAGGACGGCAATGCACACCACCGATACCCCCCGCCTGGCGGACCTGGTCGCGGCGATCGACCGGGCGCAGCTGGAGGTGGACAGCGCCCGCGCCGCCGAGGACGACGCCCGCCACCACCTGACCCGAACCCGGGCCCGCTACGACGCCGCACTCAACCAGTTGCGCGAAGCGCGGGCGCAGTACGAGGCGCAGCGACGGCAGGCGCGGCCGTGACCTACCTGTCCATCAACTACGCCCGTGACACCGGTCGCGCCCTGAACCTGCCGACCAATCAGCGCCTCGTACTGCTCGCACTGTCCACGTACACGAACGCGGTAGAGGAATGCTGGCCGTCGACCCCGGAACTGACGTCAGTGACGGGGCTGTCCGTCAGCGCGGTCGAACGGGCTCGACGTGCCCTGATCCGCGCCCGGGCGGTCGACGTGATCCCCCGTCCCGGCAGGGTCAACCGGTACCGGTTCGTTATCCACACCCCCGTCACCAGTGACGGGGGTCGCGCCTGTCAACCCCCGTCACCAGTGACGGCACCCCCCGTCACTACTGACGGGGGTCCCCCGTCACCAGTGACGGCCGTAACAGATCAGGAAC